TCTTGATAATCGTCGTTACACAATGCGTGATATCGGCGGAATTGCGCAACGTATTACTCGTTTGGAATACTACACTTCTCTGACTCTTCTCGAAAAGTCAACTGAATCACTGTTCATTCCTAGTGCAACAGACCCAACGCTAAATAGATTTAAGCATGGTATTCTGGTAGATGCGTTTACTGGTCACAACGTTGGCAATCCAAAAGATCTCAACTATAGTTGCTCTATTGACGCAATCAATCAAGAACTTCGTCCGTTCTTTAATATTGAGAATGTCGACCTGATTTTTGATTCGGTAAATTCTCTTGGTGTAAAGAAAACAGGTGATCTATTAACACTTCCATATAACTATACAGTTCTTACTCAGAATACATTTGCTTCTAAGTCAAGAAACTGTGTAGGCGATCTGCTGTTCTCTTTCATTGGTGACATGACTCTCGATCCTCCTGTTGATAACTGGACTGATACTGCACAAAGTCCCGATCTCGCTGTAAACTTCGACGGTAACTACGACAACTTTGCTGCGATGGCAAATTCTTGGGGGACTCAGTGGAATGATTGGCAGGATATCGTAACTGGTCGTTCTGTCTCCACTGACACAACCAGTACTGGTGGACAGACTCGCGTATCTGGTGATACGTTATTCCAAGATCAAATTCAGATTTCAACTACTACCACTACACAGCGCCAAACTCGCCAAGGTGTGACTATGACTGTCACACCCGAAACTATCACAAGAGATCTTGGTGATCGTGTAACAAATGCTTCTATCATTCCATATATGAGAAGCGTTACAATTACTGTTAAGTGCAAGAGACTGAAACCAGCGACTAGAATTTATCCATTCTTCGACGGTATTGATGTTACAGCACATTGTCGTCCACTATTAAGTGCTGCCCTTGCAGCATCACCAACCGATCCCGCAGAATATTCTCAATATGCTATCACAAATGGTACGGGTGATTATGGTGATTCGTTAATTACTGATGCGGACGGAGAACTTGCAATTCAGTTTAGAATTCCTGCTGGTACGTTTAGAACAGGAACTAAGAATTTCAGAGTTTGCGATGATCCGTTTAACAGATCTGCATTCGTCACAACCTCTGCGACAAATTCGTTCTCTGCCAATGGTCTCTCGCAAGTTGTCCAAGGAACTGTTGTTTCTACAAGAGAGGCAAATGTTGCGTTTAATACTGTAAGCGATTCTCGCTCTGTAACTGAAAGCAATACTACTGCAAATCGTATTGGTGAAAGAGCAGTCGGGGTTGTTCAGAATACCACGGTAAACAATACGTTTACTACAGTTAATAATACCACAAACGTTTCTAATACTACCAATAACACAACTGTTGTTAATGAAACCAATGTCATCAACACTGTGGTTAATGCCATTACGAATGTAAATGAAACTAATATTACCAATAATCCAGTTATTGTTATTGAGAGAGAAATTCCAGTTGTAGTACTTGTAACGCCACCTGAGGAACTACCACCACCGCCAACAGTTCCTGAGGACTCAGGTCCACCTTCAGAAGCAGTCTTTATTGAACCAGGTGACTTTGGCGATTTTGGGATCGACATGCTTGGAAATAATTGGGGCACTTCTCTGCGGGGAGGAGTCTTTTCCATGGGAGGAATGGATCCACTCGCACAAAGTTTCTTTGTCAATGGAATGCCATTCGGAACATTTGTAACTGGTCTGGACGTATACTTCAGAACTAAGGGAACTGCGCCAATCACCCTGCAACTTCGTGAGATGATTAATGGATTCCCGACAGAGAAGGTTCTTCCTTTCGGCGAAGTTACCAAAACTGCAGACGAGGTTGCCACTTCGACTGAGGATGCCGATGGTGTTGTGACATTCTCTGACACGAATTTTACATTCCCATCGCCTGTTTATCTACAGAATAATACGGAATACTGTTTCGTTCTTCTACCTGCTGGTAACGATCCTGGATATACTGCATGGGTTTCGGAAATCGGCGAAAATGAAGTAGGTACTTCTAAGAGAATTTCAGAGCAACCAAATGTTGGTATGTTGTTTACTTCAGCAAACAATCGCACTTGGAGCGAAAAGCAAGCAGAAGATATGAAGTTTACTTTGTATCGCGCAATCTTTGATACATCCGTTATCTCGACTGCTAAGTTCCAGAATTCTAACTATGACTATCTTGCGCTCTCGGATGTTATGTATCTTGCTGCTGATGATACTGTTTCGGCATCCAAGTTTGCTGCAGGCGAGAAGGTTTACGTAGAAGGATCTGAGTCAACTAAGTATGGTTATGTAAAGCAATACGATCCTCTGTATAATGTTCTGAAGATTGTCGTTCAAGAAGGCGCATTCGCTGCTGCTGATACAATCACCAACGGGACAATTTACACTACCGTCGCTGAAGTTGAAAATAAACTGATCAACTCTATCCAAACCAATATCGGTTATATGGACTTCACACCAACTACAGGCGTCTGGAGTTATGCTAAAACTGCAACTGGTGCTGCTGCTGGAGGAACTACGTTCGAACGTCTAACGTTTGGTGAAACAAATGACATCCCAACAGAAGCAGCGATTTATTCGAAGTCAAATGAGACTGCTGATCTTGATGGGGATAAGTCACTAAACATTCGTTTTGGTATGAAGACAATGACTGACACGGTTTCTCCTGTGATCGATCTTAGAAAGTGTTCGTTGATCTGTATTTCAAATTATATTAACGCTTATGAAGCTGCTGCCGCAATTGTAACTACTGCTGGTACGTTGACGGGTCTATCATATGCAACTACAACAGCAGGCATTCCTGGCACTCTTGCTGCTACTGTAGCAACAAGCGGAACTGCTGGTGAGTTTACTTGTGGTGCATCAACTCTAGCAGTTGGTAGTCGTGTTACAATTACTGGTACTCTTGCAGGTACAGGCGCTATTACTGGTTATACAACTGGAACAACATATAAGGTTTCTGCTGTGACTGGGTCATCACCGAACGTTACTGGATTTACTCTAACGACTACTGGTACAAGCGAAGAGAACAACGCTGGAACTGCAAGTTCTAAGTATATCTCGCGTCGGGTTAATCTAGAAAATAACGCAGAAGATTTGAAGGTCTATCTGAGCAATTATCTACCAACAGGAACCTCAGCGAAAGTATATGCTAAGTTGCAGAATCCGTCTGATTCTAGAAACTTTGACGATCTTGATTGGGTAGAACTAGAGACGAGCGTATCGCCACTAAGTTCTACTGCCGCTGCTGGATTCGTTGAGTATGAATATAAAATACCAAATGCAAATAAAGTTGGTAGCGTAGAAGATGGTGAATTTACATACACCTATTCGGGAGCGACTTATACCACATATAACACAATGGCGATTAAGATTGTTATGTTCTCTACAAATAGTTCTGTTGTTCCTAAGTTTAAGGAACTAAGAGCAATCGCGTTGCAGATATAATATGGCAAAATTTGCACTTGAAGATACTAATAAATACATTAGAGACGGAGACTCTAAAGCAATTGTCTCCAATGACAAAAATGCATTAGCAGCATACAATGCTCAGAGAGAAAGACTTCAGCAAATGAAGTCATATGGTACTGAGATTTGTATACTTAAAGACGAATTGACAGAAATTAAATCTATGTTAAAACAATTTCTTAACAATCATGAAGGTAGGAAAGCATGAGCACAATTACACTGAGGTCTGTCAAAGGCATACCTTTAACAAATAACGAGGTGGATACTAACTTTACCAACCTCAACGAAGACAAGTATCAATCTGGTAGTAGTCCATCTTTTGTTGATCTGACATTAACTGGTGCATTGACCACATCGGTGGATGCTACGGTTACTGCTGCAGGAACTACACAGGGTGGTGCGACTGCACTTACAAAGGCAGTCAGCATTGTTACCACAGCAACAGCAGATCAAGGAGTTAAACTCCCAACTGCTGTTGTTGGTCTTTCTGCTACTATTGTCAATACCACTGCAGTTAATATCAAAATTTATCCAAACACTTCTGATGTTATTGACGGAGGAACTGCGAACGTTGCTGTTAATCTAGCACCGTATAGTTCTGTTCAGTTAGTTGCGCAGGATGCGATAGATTGGTTTCGTATTACCAATCTTATTGTTTACGACACAAGTGGTAACAGGTTAAACTAAAATGAACCCTCTAAAGGTCAAAGCATCTACGACGCCAATAACGTCTGCTGTGTTCAGCGGATTGCAACCTTTGACCAATGCAGAGGTCCAGAACTATATTGCTAATGTTATCACAACCAAGTTTGCTACAGACACAACTGGATCTGGCACTGCTGAGATAAACATTACGACAGATAATTCTGGTTTGGGAACTTCTATCGGAACCTTTAGTGACACTGATAGAACCGAAGCAACAGGGACGCATCCTGCTACTGGTTCAGTTGATACTGTAACATATTACGCAAAGCAAGTAACCACTGCTGTTGCCGAAAATGTTACTGCTCGTCCTGTTGCTTGGTCTGATGGTGTTCACCAGATGTCCGATTCTGATCTTGATGACGTGTTAGATACTGTTATCTCAGCGTTTGTTGCCGAATCTACATACACTGCTGGTCAATATAAATTACAAGCAACTGCCCCGTCAGGCGGAACTTGGCAAGCAAGATACACAATTACTGATGTCGCGAACGGCGGAAATACCACAACCTACCTGTGGCAAAAAACTGCGGCTTCCTCATCTCCTAGTGATTTTCTTGCGCCTCTGAAAAGTAATAATGCAAACTCAGTAAAGATTATGACTGCTGCTGAAATCGAGCAATTGGTTCCGAATTTCCGCAATCGTATTATTGATACTAATGTGGGTACATATAAGTTACAGGCATCTGCTCCAGCAAGCGGAACATGGGTCGAACTTGGATCCTCTACTACTGATACCAGAGAAGAGATTTCTCCACTGAATTATGTGGGTAACTATGTAGGGAATTATTCTGGAACATATGGTGGTCCATCATATACTGGGAATTTTAGTGGACCTGCATACACTCAAGCATTCTCTGATAACTACGTTGGAACTGCAACATATACTGGTAATTATGGTGGTACTAGTAACTTCAGTGGTAACTTCAGCAGTAATTTTACTGGTCCGTCATATAGTTCGCCATATACTGGAACAACCTATAGTACCTCTGGTAATTATACTGGATTCTTTTCCTCGACGGTAGCATATACTGGTTTTTATTCTGGGCCTCCGCAATCATATACTGGGTATTTTTCTGGTTCTGTAGCATACACAGGATACTATTCATCGGGTGGGTCATGGGCACCTGGAGGTCCATCATACTCAAATCCAGCAGGTCCATCATACTCAAATCCAGCAGGACCATCATACTCTACACCAGCAGGTCCATCAACTCCAGGAGCAACTTATACTGGGTTCTACTCAGGAACTCAAGCATATACTGGAACTTATGCTAGTGGTGTTGAACCAGATACTTTTGAATATTACAGCGGAACCTATGCGGGAATTATTCCAGGCGGAGGAACCTATATTGGAACTTTCCAAGGTGCTCCTGTACCATCATCATATACTGGATACTATGAGACGCCTATAGCTCCTCTTGAACCTGGAGAAGCTTACACAGGATTTTATACGGGAGCTCCAGGTCCAGCGTTTTATTCTGGTTTCTTTAGTGGTGGACCGCCAACACCTTCAAACTTTACAGGTGGTTATCTAGGTCCAGCTTCTGCTGGTGGATTTTTCGAAGGTTACTATTCTGGTCCAGCATCCTTTGCAGGAAACTTTGAGGGTGCACCAACTCCTGGAAATCCAGCAGGACCATCATACTCTAACCCAGCAGGTCCATCATACTCAAATCCAGCAGGTCCATCATATTCTACTCCAGCGGTGTTTTTCGCTGGAACTGCATATACTGGATACTATACTGGTCCAGGACCAGCATACTCAGGATTTTTCAGCGGTCCAGGAATAGCGTATACTGGGTACTACAGTGGTCCAGGTCCAGCGTACTCAGGATTTTTCAGCGGACCTGCAGGAACCCCATATTCTGCAACCTTTACTGGAACAGCATACTCTGGAACCTATACTGGAACCTTCACTGGTAACTTCTCGGGTGTTGCACCATCTTATAGTGGCAACTACAGCGGTAACTTTAGCAGCAACTTCAGCAGCAATTTCACTGGACCTCCATATAGTGCAGCATATACTGGAACAACATATAGTGCAGGTGCCTCCAATTATACGGGTGGAACATACACAGGTCCAGGAAATCCAGGAACAAATTATTCTGGTACTTACATTGGTGCTCCATATTATAACACACCAACAGGTCCATCATACTCGAATCCTGCTGGACCATCATACTCAACTCCAGCAGGTCCATCGTATTCTGGGTCGGTTGCATATACTGGATACTATAACGGACCTGCGTATTATACAGGACCAGGAGGTCCAGCATATACGGGATATTTCGAGGCAGCATCATATACTGGGTACTATAATGGTGCAGGACCATCATACACGGGCGCTATATATACTGGTTTCGGTGGAAATTTTGCTGCTGGTAATGAACCAGGAGGTTCGTTTGCCAATTTCTATAGTGGTCCAGGAATAACGTATACTGGTTATTACCAAGCAGGAACATTTGAACCCTTTTCACCAGAAACAGGTCCAATATTCGTCCCCACATATTACTCAGGGTATTTCACTGGTACAACTACTTATACTGGTACTGCGGCATATACTGGATACTATAGTGGTCCAGGTCCATCATACTCAAATCCAGCAGGTCCATCATACTCAAATCCAGCAGGTCCATCATACTCGCAGCCGGCAATGTCTTCTGGGACGCCGTATTCAGGAAATTATGCTGGACCTCCAGGTCCAGGAACTTCATATACTGGATTTTTCAGCGGACCTGCAGGAACCCCATATTCTGCAACCTTTACTGGAACAGCATACTCTGAATCGTATACTGGTAACTTTGCTGGTAACTTTGGAGGTAACTTTACTGGACCTTCATATAGCACTGGTTCTTTCTCAGGCAACTATATCGGACCTGCTACATATACTGGCAACTATACTGGTAACTTCAGCAGTGTCTATACGAATATATATGGAGGTAACTTCACTGGTAACTACTCGGGTACATATTCGGGAACGTATTCTGGAGCAACTATTATTTCCTCAAAAGAAACTGTATCAACGATTAAACTGTGGATTAGGACGGCATAAACATGGTTCTTAGAATTAAATCATCTGCGACACCTGTTTCCTCTGCTAATTTGCAGGGGTTGCAGGCAATGACAACCGACGAAATTAAAAATTACGTCGCTAACATCTTAACAGTTTCTTTCGGTGCAAATGCCGACGGTACAGGTACAGGTGAAATCAATATCACCACAAATGACTCTGGAACTGGTACTTCTATTGGAACCTTTGTTGATACCGATCTTCAAGATGCAATAGGAACCCATCCTTCTGCTGGTGCGTTTGATACTGTTACGTTTACTGCCAAGCAGGTTACTGCGGCGGCTGCTGAAAGTATTACAAATAAAGTAGTTAAATATTCTTCTGGTACCATCAAAGAAATGACGGATGCAGAACTCAAAACCGAACTATTTGACTATGCTCTTACTGCTATGACTGCAGAATCTGCATATACTGCTGGTCAATATAAGTTGCAAGCAACTGCTCCGTCAGGTGGTACATGGGTTTCTCGTTATACGCTTACTGATATTGCTAACGGTGGTAACACTCTTACTTACCTTTGGCAGAAAACTGCTGCAACCAGCAGTCCAGACACAAGTCTCAAACCACTTAAACTGATCAATACCAAAGATGTTAAGGAAATGTCTTCTGCCGAAATTCTGCAGATGCTGCCGAATTTCCGCAATAGAATTATTGAGTCGGGTGTGGGAACATATAAGATCCAAGCAACAACTCCAGTAGCAACTGGTACATGGGTTCAACTCGGAAATTCTGCGACAGATACAAGAGAACAAGTTACTCCAGCAAACTATGCAGGTGGTTATTCTGGAAACTTTACTGGTAACTACGCAGGTGGTTATGTAGGTCCAGCACCATATTCTGGAACGTACACTGGCAACTTCACTGGTAACTATACAGGTAACTACGTAGGTACTGCTCCATATTCTGGCACCTACTCGCGTGGATTCTCGGGTAACTATGTTGGCAATTTCGCAGGTACTGCTCCATATTCTGGAACATATTCTCGAGGGTTTACTGGTAACTATGCTGTTTTCTATGGTGGTTTCGCTGGCACGGCATATTCTGGTACATACACTGGTAACTTCACTGGTAACTACGTGGGTCCAGCGACGTATTCTGGAACCTATACTGGAAATTATACAGGGTTCTTCACAGGCAACTACATAGGTCCAGCGACTTATACTGGTTTCTATTCTGGCACATATGCAGGTAACTTTACAGGCAACTACGTAGGAACAGCGACTTATACAGGAAACTATAGTGGGACTTATACTGGTAACTTCACAGGCAACTATTCTGGTGCGACTGTTCAGGCGACAAAAGATACTATCTCGACCGTATATTTGTGGGTAAGAACTGTATAAATCTATTGACTTATGTGCAAGTTTTATATATACTAGCACTATGAATATTATTTCTAATGGAGAATTGAATTGATTAATACCACCTCACCTGTAGTCTCACGCAAAATCGAAAACCCTTATTGGGCGAATAAGGAAAAGCAGCATATTATTGCTGAGTTTTTCTATCCTGATACCAATAAGCGTGTTACTGCATCTATCATGAACGATGGTAGCAATCGTGACTACGATGAAGTGATGCGTCTCTTTAGTATTGGGCAGATCGATGCCAATACTGATCGACGCATGGAAGATCGCAACCAACAAATCAAACAAAATCTTGAACGCCAGAAGGTTGACAAGACCCGTATGCAGCAAGAACAGTTGTTCGCTGCTAAGTTGGATGCCTTCGAAATCGATGTAGTTAAGAACTCTAAGAATCGCGATCTAAAGTCTAAAATTCGCAAGTCCAAGACTTTCATGGAAGTCACTGCATATACAGTAATGTTACTGATGCAGGAAGAAGCGAATGCCGAATAATGGATTCTTATATGTTGCCACTCGCCGCAAAGGTTATTACAGGGCAGCAAGAAACTCCGCGATCTCATTAAAAGATTATTATCCTGATGCGCATATCACATTCTTCACACACGAAGAATGGGTGCAACCAGATGACTACGAGATCTTCGACAACGTAGTAACCGAGAATGTTCCTCGTGACAAACGTGCCAAATTGTGGGCACTAGATCAAACTCCCTACGATCTAACAGTTTATATGGACTGTGATACTGAAGTTGAACATGAAGACATTCAAAAGATCTTCGATCAGATTCCTGATGATGTGGATATCTTATTCACTGCCAATCGTCCATATAATGCAGCACTAACAAAGTTGTCTGAAACTGAAGAGTTGACGGAACATTGTGGCATTTTTGTATATCGCAATAATCCCCAGACCCTAAAGTTAATGCGTGCATGGTACGATGAATACTGGGCGCAAAATGAACCTGACTGGGATCGTAAACATTATCCTGTTGGTGCATTAGAATGGGATACGTTTACAATGTGGAGATTATTGAATCTGTTTGATTTTGGTGTCAAGACTGCCAGATTCCCAGATCCAGACGCAAGATGGAACTTTGTTTCTGGATACAAAGAAGAAGAACTACAAGGACAACCGAGAGTCATCTATCATTATACAATACCACCCAGTTTGGTGGACTAAGGACTTCAAAATGATTCAATTTACCAGTTCCATCTCTAAAGATCTTACAGATATTCTAGATCCGTTTACTCAATGGTTCTTTGAGCAAAACGATCAACATCTTGTTCTCGGTCCACAAGACATGCAGGAAAAGCGTCGAGGTGGATTGAATGTGGATACTGCTACTGACGAACAATATTTAAATCATATTGTCGGCAAAGGCGAAAAGCACGTCGGATTTCCTGATGTTGCATGGTGCACCGATATGTCACAAGCGCATGGACAACCATGGTTTCCTCTAGAATATGGTAAGAGGCAACAAGAAACCAACTACGAGTTGATTAACTATCTTGGTGCAAGAAACAATGCTGTATTTACTTACTATCCTGAAGATGGGTTTATGGGTTGGCATACCAACTGGAATGCATCAGGGTATAATATTCTAATTACATATAACTCAGAAGAAAATGGTGGATACTTCCGTTACCTAGATCCAGTAACAAAAGAAATTGTTACTATGGTTGATCCAAAGGGATGGTCATGTAAGGTTGGACACTTTGGTGATCGTAGCGATCCAAACAAAATCGTATATCACTGTTGTGCTAATACTTCCAAGAGACTAACACTTGGATATGTTGTTCCGCATTTGGAAATCTGGCGATCTATGATTGAAGATATTACTGGCGAGGATGCTTCTCACTTTTCCTGAGTGCTTTTAACCTCACTATATTTTGTGAGTAGATCTTCTAGAATAGTCAACTGCTCATGCATTTTTTCAATATCATCTAACAACTTAGGAACTGCAATTCTTGCTCGCTCGAGGATTGCAGTTTCATAGTTTTTAATTCCAACATTAGTAGCAGACTTAATTCGACGGTTTCGAAATACTGTTTTAATTTTACTAATTAACGATGGAATTTTTGGTGTCATGTTTAATTGAACCATGTGTTGATTGCTGCGCTGTTCAGTTGCCTGTTGTCGCGCCTTTACAATTTGCTCTTCTTTTGTTTTTGCTGCTGCTTCATTTTCGCGCACAAGTTTTTCATTTGCTGCTCTAAGAAGATCTAATTCTTCAATCAATTTTGGATCTGTGACATGCACAGTTTCTACAATTGTTTCGACTACAGTTTCAATTACGACAGGTGGATTTTCAATAATCTCTTTTGCTTTAGCAATTGTTTCCGCTGCTACTTTCGTTTCTTCTTCTGCGAAAAGTTTTTGTCTCTGTAAGTCTTCATATTTTTCTTGTGCGATTTTTTCCCTGTCAAGTTCCTCTTGGGAGGGTTCAATGTTTTCTATCTCTAAAACTTCTTCTTGTAGATTACCATCTGTCCAAGATACAATTTCTTCTTCCAACTCAATTTCTATTACAGGAGCGACCAGTGGTTCTGGAATATAATCTTGTGGTGGTGGTGCAACTACTCTTGCTCTGCCCATATCAATTTACTCCTAATTCTATCATGCATTGATTATCATACAATCTGCTGAATTTTAATTTTCGCTCATAACAAAAATCTGTAACTGCTGCTCTAACTCCAGGATGCATATGATTTTGTTTTGAAAAATCATCCAAGAAAATTATACCATTTTCTTTAACAACAGCAAGACTGGCGATCAAATCTGCCATGACACCCTCATAACTGTGGTCACCATCAATATAGATCCAATCTAATTTCTCACCAGTATATGCTGCGAACCAGTCACTTGACTTCATACGGTGGATCGTAACAGGCAATTCTGCGAATTCTTTACAAATGCTTTCATATAGTTTGTCGTAAAATGCTTGGAAGTCTGCGGGATTATTAGATCCGACGATCTCAGAGTATCTTTGTAGAATTCCTTCGTATCCCAAGTTCAACCAATCGGTAGTATTTTCATAAACAGAAATATCCCACGGATCAATCATGTGGAGATGTTTTGCCTTTGTTAACAAAACTTGTGAAGATCTCCCACGCCAAACTCCAATTTCTGCACCAAGAGAATTCTCTGGAATCCATTGAGCAGCCAATTTGACGATATCTGTATTTTTACCGAACATCATTTACTTGGTTCCAATTACCATGAAACGATCAAATTCTGTTTTACCATCCCAACTGTAGTATGACTGCTGGATCGTTCCGCTGAATTCTACATTTGTGACGCCGACATTTTCGATATGCTCTTCAATTGTTGGAACACAATTAATACCATACATTTCTTTGAAAACATTTGATGACTGGCAAGCAAAGATACAATCCTTGTTTGCTGTTGTCATTTTCTTTAGAGGATACATTGCCTCGCATCCAATAGAAATTACTACATCTGTTTCTAACGCATTAATATCATGATATGCAAAGGGAACATCCCAATTGATATGATTGAGTTCAATTCTTTTCTCGTTATTATAGTAACGATTGAAAACCTTTGATAGTTCTAAGGCATCGTTATCAACATCGATCAGATTTATTTTCTTGACGGGTAGATTCTCACAAAGAAGTGGAACAAGGGGGAATCCCAACCAAGAATTTAGAATCGTTAGATTCAACTGTTCGGTTGAATCAATACATTTCTGTAGTTCTTCTACCATCCATATAGCAGCATCCATAGTATTTGGATTCATGGACTTACGGAAATCGTCATGTTTATACGGCATTTCGTGAGCGATCTTATCTAATCCATCACCCCAGTTTCGGTAATTATTTAAGTAATTATAATTTAACATCTTGTGGTCTTTCCATTGAATCATATAAACAAATAAGTGGTTCTTCTCGGTGTACTCGTTCCCTCACATCAATCGGCCACATATATCCGTAGTTATAACTATACACCCAACCATCTGGGAAAAAATTAATTTTTAGTAGTTGTTCTCTTTTGTGACCGAATAGATTATCAAGGCCGCGATAATGAAAAAACATTTGATCAGGATAATCTGTCACAAACTTGGTAATCTTATCAACATCTAATCTATCATTCCATCTCAACACACTAGAATTTAGATCCGTATATGCCCGAGGAATGTTGTGTGTATCTCGTTTCATTCTTTCCATATTATGCCAATGAGTGCGAACAAATGATAATCCCTCTCCTGGATCGTGGTCTACAATGCAATCGATATTGTTTTGAATGCCGATATCCAGATCGAGAAAAAGTTTTTGTCCATAATGATTTACAACCCTTCGATCAAACAAGTATAGTTTGTTCCACCACTTCTCATAGTAGTTGTCTTCAGGAAATGGAATTACAATGACATCGGTATGCAATCCAATCGGGTGTTCAGTCAAACAATAAAAATTAAAATCAGTTGTTATGTGCTCTCTGCATTGTTCAAGAACACGATTGACATGTTCCGAATCATATTTGAAACCCCATTTAACTGTGTAAATATTAATCATCAAACGTTCCAATGCTGTAAAAGATCAGGATCGACGAGCGATTCCTGCTTCACTTTGCCTCTGCGGTTATCTTGGAACGGTAGTAAGTCCACATTAAACACGCAAAGGATACAATCCTTTCTATATATTCCGACTCCTAGATCTTCTGAATCCCAATCACGACCTCTATTGTATGAGTATGCAAATGTGTTTGGAAAATGTTTCCAAATCGGTGTGTTACTAAAATCGCCCCAGCGCCAACTGTGATAGTTGTCTGTTCCGTCGGTGAATGTAAACCAAATGCGTTCTTGGTGTTCTAGGACATCATGCCAGATACATTCCGTTTGATCATCTGACCACACCATGCAACTACCATTGGTATATGCACCATGTGCCAACATAAAGTTACGAGACTTCATAGGTCTTGGATCCTGCCACCAAGAGCGTAACTTGGTAGGATTCTCTAAGTCATAGGTAATGATGGGCGATAGATCATTTTGAATGATGACATCAAGGTCGAAAAAGACAAATCTTCCAGTGGGTTTATCGTCTGCGAAGTTATGTGTATTAAAGATGAACGTCTTTGGTCTGTCCCAACAACGTGCCATTCCGTATTTGAAATCCTCAGATCCGAACCAGTATTTCGGATGGATGTCGGGAATGTCTGGGAAATCGACAACTTTAATTTCTTCATCGAATCCATCACTATCGTCAGTATAGCAATAGAAGTGAAACTCAAATTCTTTTGGAGTATTTTTCTTCGTCATCCGATAAAGACGGTTTACAAACTCAGCGGAGTATTTGGTGCCCCATTTACAACAGACGTAATTGACTCTCATTCACAATTCCATAATCTAATAATTTTTTTATCTACGCAATCAGATAATTCGATTTGTTCTTTTGCCGAGGGGTGTGGCACATTATCAGTATTGAACAAACAGATCTTAGCATCTTTACGAAACTTAAATCGTTCTATGTCGTCGGGATAATGTTTACCACGATTCCACGAATAGATCCATCCGCCTGGAATATTTTTCCAGAAGTCTCTCTGTCTCCAGTAATGATAGTTATCGCTTCCTTTGAAGAAAGTTTTGAATACGGATTCAGAATTCTCGATAACATCTTCGTAGATATGTTCACATGATTTACCAGGCCATAACATCATACTGGAGTTGAAAAAAGTTCCGCGAATATCAATAAACAGTCTGTCATGTTTCTGTGATTGTGGTTGCCAACGACATTGAATGATTCGAGGTTTCTGCGCAAGTTCTAGAACTTCAGTAATATCTTCTTGGATTACAACATCAAGATCAAAATAACACCAGTTGCCTTCATATCCTAACCAGTTATGTGAATTGAATACAGTAAATTTTGCTCTGTCAAAACAGAAGGTTTCTTTACCGAACCAATATTTGGGATGTAAAATTCCATCATCAGGGATCGGTGTAGTATCACACTCAATCCCTTCTGCGTCATCAGTATAGCAGGTAAATGTAAACTCGTTTGCGTAGTTTCGTTTTACCATGTTATATAAATTGTTCACATATTTTGCGGGATACTTATCACCCCACTTAATACATACGAAGTTCATCATACTTTTTATCTGCTCCAGGAAACTGATCTAACCCATTTAACAATGCTAGTGTAAATTCTGGGCGATACACAAATGAATCATTATCGCCGCCATAATAATCTGCTCCATATACAAAGGAGTAAACATCACCTGATGGAAAGTAATTGAATCTAAAATCTTCATGCCATAAAAACCTATCATCTCCGAAATATTTTAACATAAAATACTCAGGGTTGGTGTTGAAGTGATCCCATATATGTTTAGCAGTTCCTTCTTTCCACATCATCACACTTGAGTTATAATTACTCAAGTAACGCATGTCATGGGTTTCGCCAACATAATCTGGAAATTCTTTGTTCTTCCAATAAGTATACACTATTGTTGGAACTTTGTCAAGGTATTTCCACAAATGATCAATATTTTTTTGAATACGAATATCCAGATCTAGGTAAAGAACGTCGCCCAAATCTTGACTGAACAACCAAACTTTATACCAGTGACCCTCGATGTCATCTGGTAGAGGACAAGAAATAATAATAGGATCAAGTCCAGTTGGATCATCTGTGAAGCATAAATAGTTATACTTACGCTCGGTCGCTTCAACGATTTTATTTACATCGTCAGCGGAATATTTTGTGCCGTATTTAAGTGTCACTATTGTTTGCATAACGTTCTCGATTTTATAAATAATATAGAATAATTTATAAGGGTTCTCCATGGCTGCAATTCAAAATCTATATATTGATCAAGGAACTACATATTCTTTGTCATTATTGGTCGATGACCAGAATGGCGATTCTAAGGATCTTACAGATTATATTGTTGCAGCACAGATGCGCAAGTCATATCACTCAACAACTGCTATAAATTTTACTGCAGAAATATCTTTGCCAGAGGACGGGGAAATTACTATTTCATTGACTGCTGTGCAAACATCAGCAATAAAAGCAGGGAGATATGTATACGATATTGAAATTACAAGCGATGAAGAAACTCTAAGAGTTTTAGAAGGAATTGTTGTAATTAATCCGGAGGTGACAAAATAATGGCAATAAAAGTTACCGTACCACTTTCAAATACTATAAATACAAGTATAGTAAGTAAAAGAACGCAAACTAAAATTGAAACACTCGCAGATGTAGATGTAGAAGGTATTCAAGATGGATACACATTAATCTATAATACTGTTACTAATAAATGGGAAGCAGTAGATCCTGCTACTAATGTGAATTTGGGAATAATAGACGGCGGAACATTTTAACCACTAACCCAACAAGTAATCAAACAAGGAAACTGACAATATGTCTACAATTATTCAAATTAAAAGAAGTTCAGGTGCAACTGCTCCAGCAACGTCCGCCCTCCTAGAAGGTGAAATGGCATATGCACAAGACGCCAGCAACAACGGCGCAAGTGCAAAACTTTACATCGAATCAGTGGAAGGTGGTTCTGCCGCAATTCATGCTGTTGGTGGTAAGTATTTCACAGACAAGGTTGATGCTCGTCTTATCGACGCAACATCATCAGTTGGTGGTAAAGCAACCTTTGCTGAAGGAACAGATAACGGTTCCAACAAAGTAACTCTAAAGGCACCAGATACTCTTGCCGCTGATCTTACTCTGATCCTTCCAACCGCAGACGGTACAAACGGTCAGATCCTTACAACAAACGGTTCAGGTCAACTCGCATTCTCTGCACCTGCTTCGTCTTCATTCACAATCAGCGACAACCAAGGAGCTCCAAATACGGATTCCTTCTCGACTGGCGGAACTCTGACTTTTGCTGGTACTGCTGGTATCAAAACAACTATTACAGACAATTCAGTTGGTATCGTTGCTGATATTACTGGCGCTACTGCTCTGACATCACTTGCTGATGCAGACGAATTCCTTGTTTATGATGCTTCGGCAACTGCAAACAAGAAGATTACTGCTGAAGATATTGGCGATTACATCTATGCTGCCGTTTCTGGCGACATTACAATCAGTGAATCAGGTGTTGCCTCAATTGCTGCCAACTCGGTTGCTCTTGGAACCGACACAACTGGTAACTATGTTGCTACTGTTGCTGGAACTGCAAACCAAGTTGCTATCACAGGTTCAGGTTCTGAAGATGCTGGCGTAACTGTTGCTCTTACAGACAACGTTGTTCTTGTTGGCGACCTAACAGTTGGCGGTAACGACATTAAGGCAAATGGCGGAACAACTTCTATCACTCTTTCGGGTGCAGATGTTGCTGTTGCTGGTGACCTGACAGTTACTGGAAATGACATTAAGTCATCTACTGCTACTGCTCTAACACTTGATGCTGCAAACGTTGCTGTTGCTGGCGATCTTACCGTAACTGGTAACGACATTAAGTCATCTTCTGCTACTGCTCTGACACTTTCGGGTGCAGACGTTGCTGTTGCTGGTGATCTAACAGTTACTGGAAACGACATTAAGTCATCGGGTGGAACAACTGCTCTTACACTTTCAGGTGCTAACGTAACAGTTGCTGGTAACCTTACAGTTTCGGGAACAACAACTACTGTTAACTCGACAACTCTAACTGTTACCGATCCACTCGTGTTTGTTGGTAACGACAATAACGCAACTGACGCAGTTGACATCGGTCTGTTCGGTATGTATGATACCAGCGGTTCACTAGACCTCTTCTCAGGTCTCTTCCGCGATGCTTCGGACGGTAAGTGGAGACTCTTTAAGGATTCACAAGTTGCTCCAACAACAACTGTTAACACAGCGGCAACTGGTTATACCATTGCTACTCTTGTTGCTAACCTCGAAGGCGGAACTATTTCGTCGCTTGCTTCAGCAATTACAGTTCCAAACGGTGGTACTGGTGCCGCAACGTTTACTGCTAACGGTGTTATGTTCGGTAATGGTACTGATGCGCTCGGTGTTACTGCTGCTGGAACTGCTGGTCAAGCACTTCTATCTGGTGGTTCAGGTGCTGCTCCTTCGTTCGGTAATATCGACGGTGGAACTTACTAATAAATAAATGAAATGGGGGGAGGGATTTTCTTCCCCCCAATCTTTTCGTGGAGAATATTATGGATCAAACTAAATTTATCAATTCGTATATTGCTAATCTAGCAGAACGACTGAAAGCATTAACATTGGATAATATTATGTTAAGCACACAACTTACACTGGCAAATGAAACTAATGTAGGAATGACGCAGAGAATTGAAATTCTAGAGCACGAAGCAAATCAACCAAAACCAAATGGTAATTATGTTGGTTTGGAAGGTAATTTAGAGTTTGGGACATCTGAAGAATATTCTATCGCAGAAAACGAGGATGTAGATGACAGCAGCAGCAACAATAGTACAAATAAAAAGAAGTGAGACTGCTAGTGCAGTTCCTACTTCAGGACAACTTGCAATTGGCGAACTCGCAGTCAATCTGACTGATAAAAAGATATTTTCTAAGAAAACTGATGGGACTATTGTTTCTAT